GATCCTGATCCTGAACCAGATGGAAATACTGCTGACGATGAACTTCCAGAACCGTCAGAAATGCTGATCGCTGCAAGAAACGGTCTGTTAAAAAGATCTGACTGGACTATTTTACCTGACTCACCGTTGAGTGAAGATAAGCAGGCAGAATGGAAGGTTTATAGACAGAAACTGCGAGATTTGCCTGGAGTTCAGGTAGCAGCAAACCGAGAATTGACGAACATTGTGTGGCCTATGCCACCTTCATAAGTGTCCAGCGGGGTTCACACCCCGCTTTTTTTATGCTATTATATGGAGGTAATCAACGGAGAATCATGCCTCAGTTCACTCTCATCTGCACCGATGAGGACTCAACCGTAACAACTAAAGAATTTGAAGCAACTGTTCTCGAAGATGTTGTAAACAAAACCGAAGACTTTTTGAAAGGTGTTGGTTATGTCTTTGAAGAACTACATACCCAAGTGTACCCAATCCCAGACAGTGACAACGATAAGGATGATTACGCATCCATTTATCGTGACATCGACTGAGATACATATTACTGTAGTTTAACTTTACTTCATCATTCAATACAATGGGCAAGACTTATCGACGGGGCGGATCCGAGCGAGGTTACTACTCGCCTGGGAAATCTATCCGAGACAAGCGACAAAAAGGTGGAACAAATCGTACTCCATGGGAAGACAATTATGAAGAATCAAACTCTAAAAGTAAATCCAAAGGACGAAAGTTCGACTCCCAACTTGATGATGATGCTGGATGGTACTGATACCGAAAAAGAATCTGAAGAATTAGAGTTCGATGATCTTTCTGAGGTAGACTACGATCTGGACTACACTGTTCAATACTAGGCATCAAATGAATTTCGATCAAGAAACACAAGACGATAAATTCAATAGAGGTCTGGATCTTTTTGTTGAATCCGTCCTTAAACCTGACAACAAACTACGTCAGTGTGCTCACAATCAGAAGTGTTACCATGAACTTATGTACATCCGTCAGTATGTTCTCGACTACTGCGACTCACTCAGGAGATAACCGACCGTGATCGGACTTCACTCTGCTATTCTCGACCGAGATGAAAAACTTCTCGTGAAAGACGCACTTGTACTTTATGTACAGAACTTGCAGAAAAAGTTTTATCGTGATAAAATCATCGATGAAACCTATTACAACTCTCAGATGAAACGGATTGATGCTATTGCAGAGATCCTCGCACTGAAAGACCTTTACAAACAATGAGTATTGAAATGTTTTGTCCCAAGTGGTATTACCTTGGGACAGTTTCTGATGGTAAACAAAAAGAGATTCAGGACTTGTTTGATGAATTCTTGTCAAACGATGAGAACTTCACTGCACCTGAACATTGGCATTGTAATGTGTCAACAACGATCTACAATGACAGCAACTTAGATGCACCGTGGTCTGAGTTGTTGGATTGTTTGCGTGAAAACATCAATCAGTTCTTGGAGGAAACACAACCTACCAAAGATATTGAATTGATTCCTCAAGAAGCGTGGGCAAACAAATATAAACAACGGGACTTCCAAGAGTATCACGATCACTCTGTGCCTAACTGTAATCTCAGTATGGTATATTTCTACAAAGAACCTAGTGAAGTCTTGTTCAGGTTTTATGATAACGAAGACGCTAGATATAAACACTCTGGATTGAAAGAAGTCCTGTCGATTCCTAGTTCTACGAGTATCACACCGAAAGCAAAGCAGGGAGATGTTATTATCTTCCCATCACATTATCCTCACTATGTTATACCTAACCGTGAGGACGCAGAGAGAATCACACTGTCTGCAAACTTCCTTGTGACACCTCAACAACCTGCACAGGATGCACCCCAATCCCCCTAACCTATGCAATACTAATAATGTTGGACAAAGACATCCGCCTATTGAACAAAGCAATCCGTATGGGTGAGTCTGGACGCACAGACTACACCGACGAAGAACTACACTACATGAAAAAGAAGCGTGCCCGTTTGAAAGAATGGAAACGCTCTGCAACTATCTCACAACGTAATGGATTTGGACAGTATGTCAATGAAACCGATGATGACTGACGACGATTTCAATGTAACTTGGGACGAAAATGATATGGTGCAAGTAGCAGAAGACGATTGGGTCTCCTCTATTATTGGCACCGAACAAGATGCAATCTATGATGTACTGGCAGAACTATGATTGGACGCAGAGTTAGGATCAAACCAAAGACTAGAGACGCGACTGAAAAGTTTCGTCTTCATATGAAACGTGACCAATACATGTATGTCACTGATCGTAAAGATCGCTGGTTGCTTTACAATCCTAACTCTGGTATTCAAATCTGGGTTCACCCTACAGACGATCCTGAGTGGGAGATTCTATGATTCTGTGGCACAAAAACTTTCACATTGCTGATAGTGTCATTGAGAATATGTCTGACTGGTTGAAACATACAAAGTCAACATATGTACCTAAGGTTAAACACTACACGTCATATAATTTGGCGAGTACAATGCGACCTGAGTATCCTATGCGTGACTTCTATGCAAACATTGCAGAAGAATGTATGAGAGACCTCACCCTATTTGAACGGTCTCGTTATACACAATCGTTCTGGATGCAACTGTATGAACCAGGCAGCAATGGTCACCCCTGTCACGATCACTTTAGTGGTGAAGAAATCTGTTCTTGGGTACACTTTCTCAAACCAGTTAAGAAAGCATTTCACTTCTTAATCAATGGCAAGAAAGTATATCCAGAGCAACAAAATGCTGGGGACTTCATTGTATTTCCATCGTGGGCATTGCATCAGGTGGACATCAATGATACATTTGATGACAGAGTAGTTATCGCAGGCAACATCCTGTGGGATACTCTTAACACAGTCAAGGAGGGCAAGGTCACCAAACAAACCAAATGTTTCTCTGTTTCTGATACACTTTGTTTATGGGAGTCTAAGTATGTCTAATGATCGATGGCGTGTTAGTTGGAAACGCCAGAAAAAAGTCAATGGATTTGTATCAACACAATCAGTTGTTGTATATGGAATTGACAACGTTGAACATGTAATTAAAACAATGGTGCCCACCGACGAGTGGGATGTGACACCTGCATAAACTGTCCACCACCCCTTGACTTGGGGTGGTTTTTGCTTTATATTATATTCATTGACAGGTTATTTAATGCAACTACGCCCCCATCAGCAACGCGCTTTCGCAGCAATGCAAGAGAACAACGCTGGTCAAATCATCATCCCTACGGGTGGTGGTAAGACTTATATTATGATCGCTGATGCAATCAATCAACTGAAGTCTGGTCCTAAGACTATTGTTGTAGTTGCACCTCGTATCCTCCTCGCTAATCAGTTGTGCGAAGAGTTTATGGAGTTTGTGTCTGCTACTTGGACACACGTTTGCCACGCTCACAGTGGTGAAACTCACTACTTCAGCAGCACTAAGAGCGACAAGATTGCTCTGTTCGCTAACACTGCCCGTGCTGCTGCTGAGTCCTGCATTATATTCACCACCTATCATTCTCTGCACCGTGTTGTAGATAGTGGTATCAATATCGACACCATTTATTTTGATGAAGCACACAATGGCACTGCTAAGGGTTTCTTCCCTAGCATCTTTGCTACTGCTCAGTATGCTGAGCGTCGTTACTATTTCACTGCAACCCCTAAAACTGGTCGTGGTGTGAGTATCGATCGCGGTATGAATAACAGCAGCGTCTGGGGTCGCACTCTCTGCAATGTTCCTGCTCAGGAACTCATCGCAGCAGGTGCAATCGTCCCTCCCAAAGTTGTGCCGTTCGAGACCAATCGCACTCGTAACAAGTACAATGCACACGAGGTTGATGCTGACAACCTGAAGGATATGTTCGAGCAACTCGATGTACTTCAGACACCTAAAGTTCTCGTCTCTGCACCATCCAGCAAAGTGCTGGGTAACATGTTGGGTCACACTGACATTCTTGAGTATTTCTACAAGAAAGGTTATGACGTGATGCACATCACCAGCAAGTTCGGTGCTATCATCAACGATCGCAAAGTTGGTCGTGAAGAGTTCTTCCAGACTCTGCAATCGTGGGGTGCTGATGACTCTAAAAAGTTCGTCATCTTCCACTATTCTATTCTGTCTGAGGGCATCAATGTGCCTGGTCTGACTCACACTATTCTCCTCCGTAATCTGCCCATCGTTGAGATGGCACAGACAATCGGACGTGTTATCCGTGTGCATAAAGATGACCGTGCTGATGTTGCTGCTGGCAAGATTCCTGCTGGTGCTTTTCACCTCTACAAGAAAAGTGAGGGCATTGTTACTATGCCAACTGGATACAAAATGGGCAACGCTATTGCTCAAAGGTTGCAAAACGTTGTAAACTCTATCTTCCTTGAAGGCATCCCCCCTCTCGCATATGCCAGTTGATCAAACTGTCCACCTCACCTTGCAGCAGGGTGGGGAACCCGTTATACTAAGAACATCGACACAAGACACGATGACACGTCGTTTCCAAAACTTAAGAGTTGAAGAATACAACGATCTTGATATTGAAGATCTTGGATTCTTTATGCTCAAATGGTTCAAACACAAAGGTTTGGGCAATCCCTTCAACTACAATCGTTTCATGGAGTTTATTCAAGCACGTTTGCTTGGATATAAACTTACTGAGGTAGGTGGCGGGTCTGATGGTATCAATGAACTGAATGAAACTACAGAGTTCAAAGCAACAAAATATCTGGGAACTACCAAAGCAGGTGTTGACAAGTCTCTCAGTTTCGCCTACAATGGTACAACTAGAAAAGCAACGTTAGAAGAGCAAGAAGTATATTGCAAGGAAAAAGTAATGCGCGATCCTCTGCATCATTGGACCGTCATTGACTACGAAGAAGGCAAATGTCTCTACACTATTCAACTCACTAACGAGCAAGTCTGGGAGATCCTGTGGCCCAAGTGGGAACAATCATGGTACAATAGCAAAGCAGCAGATCCTAGGATCGGTGCATCTATTTCTACCTCTGAACTCAATAAAGCAGGCATCAAGTACAACACTATTCAACACTAATCTTTTAATACAATGACAACTTCTGAACAACTGCAACAACTCGCCAACTCTATTCGCAGCGGTGAGTATCCTCAACAAGACGTAGATCTGCTTCAATTCTTCTTGGAAACTGAGGACGGTGAGTTTATCCCAGACCGTAGCACTCGTGAACAAGTAAGGGACGATGATAGGGACATCGATCGTGTGAATCGTGGTGTCAATAAGATGAAGCAGTCTGGTGATACTTCTGGTCTGGATCCTCTCACTATCGTGCAATATCCAGATCAAGATAAACTTCTCAACGGTAATCACACTGCTGAGATGGAAGTTAAACTCGGTATGGTGACGGGCAAAGGTTGCATCGTAAACTTCGATCGTGACCTTGGTGGTAAGCAATCCAACGTGATTCGTCTGGGTAATCTTCTCAACAAACAGGAAGTTGAGCGTGTTGATGTACACGATAACGACATCAAAAA